CGTGACCGACGAGGACGGCGCCAAGAGGCGCGAATACGTCCTCCACGAAGTCCTGCCCACAGGAGATGTCCTGGTGCGCGGAGACGTCTACGGGAGCCGTCGAGAGGCGAAGAAGGACACCCGCAACCTCAAGCCCACCCGCGTCATCGATATCTGAGTCGGAGAAGCATGAACGCCATCTCTTTCGCCAGCCCCAGCATGAGGGCTTCGGGGTCGGACCTTACGGTCTCGATCTCGCCTCTCGGGTTGGTCGAGCTGGCCGACGAAGAGTTCGAAGTGCATGGGCCCCGGCTCAACCGGTACAGCCAGAACTTCGCATACTACCTGGGACATCACTGGGGGTACCGGCGCGAGGCGGGAGAAAGCCAGATCACGTTCAACTACGTGAAAGCTTTCGCCGACTACATCAACAACTTCACGTTCGGGCGCGGCGTCCACTTCAAGAGCGTGAAGAGCTACGAGCACATCATCCCGGGCCTGCTCAACAGGGTCTGGGAAGTCGACAACCGCAAGCAGCAGCTGCTGTGGGAGATGGGCCAGCAAGGCGGCGTCTCCGGTGACTGCTTCGTGAAGGTCGCGTACGAGCCTGCATTCGAAGACAACTTGGGGCAACAGCAGCCGGGCCGCGTTCGCATCCTTCCGCTCAACTCCGCATTCTGCTTTCCAGAGTTCCACCCGCACGCACGGGACCGCCTGATCCGCTTCAAGCTGAAGTACCGCTTCTGGGCGACCGGCGAGGACGGCACGCGGTCGGTATACACCTACGTCGAAGTCCTCACGGACGACACGATCGAGGAGTATCTGAACGACGAGCTGATCGACTCCCGGCCGAACCCGCTGGGGATCATTCCCGTCGTGCACATCGCCAACACCCAGGTATCCGGCTCCCCCTGGGGCCTCTCCGATATCGCCGACATCATCAGCCTGAATCGTGAGTACAACGAGAAGGCTACGGACATTTCTGACATAATCAATTACCATGCCGCCCCGGTGACCATCATCACGGGCGCCAAGGCGAGCAACTTGGAGAAGGGCCCACGCAAGGTATGGGGTGGACTCCCCAAGGACGCACAGGTCTTCAATCTGGAGAACGGCGTCGACCTCGCAGGACCCATGCAGTACCTGGAAGTTCTTAAGCGCTCGATGCACGAGCTGACCGGCGTGCCGGAAACGGCGCTGGGACAGATGCAGGCCGTGTCGAACACCTCCGGCGTGGCACTGGCTATCCAGTTCCAGCCGATGATGCAGCGCTACAACATGAAGAAGTTGCAGTACCAGGTCGGCCTCCAGAAGATCAACGAGATGGTCCTCAAAACCCTCTTCACCTTCGAGCCGGAAACGCGCCTGTACGACCCTCTCACCGAGGGCATCATGCGTGACGACCAGCCACCTATGGTCGATGTGCTGGACCCCATGGCGTACTTCACCGAGTGCGAATGGCCAGCACCACTTCCGATCGACGCTCTCGTCAAACTCAACGAGATTCAGGCGAAGATGTCCCTCGGCCTGGAATCCATGCGAGGTGCTCTGCATGAGTTGGGTGAGGAGTTCCCCGACGAGAAGATGGCAGAGATATTCAAGGAGCAGATCGAGGACGCCAAGCAGCAAGGCGCACTGCGAATGCTAAAGGCGCAGATCGACTCTACTATCCTTCAACTTACGGGAATGCCGCCTGATGGGGTGGATGCGCCTGCGCCGCAGACTGACGCCGAGGGCAACCCCGTCAATCAGCCTGCGGGTCCGAATCCGGTGACGCTGCCCGGTGGAATCGACCTCGGTTCCATAACGGCGCCCGAGATTCAGAAGATGACTAATGAAATCGTGACACAGGCGTATGGCCCACGTGCGGGACTTCGCCGAAACCCGGACACCAACACCGACTAGGAGTCAACGCGCATGTCGCTTCATACCCAGGGCATTTCGCTGCCCGCCGGAACCATTCTGGGCCACCGCAAGGACGGCCGCCTGATCTTCAACATCGCCGGTGGTGCCCCGGAGCCGGGTGAGCCCGTCATCACCATCCCCAACACCACGGTCGAGGCCACGCCTCCCCAGACCACCGCAGAACCCCGCTTCTCCGCCGAGGACATCCAGAAGGCCCGGCAGGAGGAGAAGGACAAGCTGTACAAGAAGATGCAGGCGATCGAGGACCAGAACAAGACCTTCCTCGCCGAGATCGAGGAGCAGCGCAACGCCCGCGAGGCCGCGAAGGCCCAGGAGGCCGAGGCCCAGCGCCTGGCCCAGGAGGCTGCGAAGGCCAAGGCAGAGGAGGACCTTTCCGCCAGGGACCTCCTGGCCGTCAAGGAGCAGGAGTGGTCCAAGCGCTTCGAGCAGATCGAGCAGGAGCGCGACCAGGAACGCCTCGTGCGCGAGAAGGAAGCAGAGTTCCACAACCTCCAGACCTACATCCAGCGCCGGGTCGGTGAGGAGTCGGAGAACATCGCTCCCGAACTTCTCGACCTCGTCACTGGCAATACTCCTGAGCAGATCGAGCAGAGCCTGACGACGCTCAAGGCAAAGACTCAGGCCATTCTCGACTCTGTTCAGCAGGCTGCTGTTCAGCAGCGGTCCCAGATGCGTGGAGTCAGCCCGACCGGCTATTCCACGACTGGGCCCATGGACTCAGAACCGGGACACAAGTCGTATTCGGTGTCGGACCTCAAGGACATGCCGATGTCCGAATACGCCAAGATCAGGGGCCAGTTGGGCGTCGGTCAGGCGGCCAACAACAATCGCGGTCTGTACTCCTAATTCGGAGTACCAAACACACTAAGGAACACGGCTTATGCCAAGCGCGATCACCGGTACTCCGAACCTCTCGGCTTCGCCGACGAACTACTCGGGCGCCAACTCCACTCTCGGCGCAGCGATCCAGACCATCTGGTCGAAGGAAATCCTCTTCCAGTCGATGCCGATCCTGCGATTCGAGCAGTTCGCCGTCAAGAAGACGGAGTTGGGTGTTCAGCCGGGTCTGACCATCAACTTCATGCGTTACAACAACCTCGGTGCGGCCAGCCAGCTGGTCGAGGGTGTGCGCATGCAGACCAACGCGCTGTCGGCCTCGCAGTTCTCCATCACCGTCGCGGAGCACGGCTACGCGGTCGCGGTCTCCGAACTGCTTCTGAACGCGTCCTTCGACGACGTCATGGCTTCGGCATCGCGTCTCCTGGGCCGCAACATGGCGCTGTACCTCGACCAGTCCGCGCGGGACACCCTGCTCCAGGCGTCCTCGAAGATCTGGGGCTACAACAAGTACGCCACGGCCAGCGCCATGACCGGCATGGGCGTGTACTCCTCGGGTACCGTCGCCGCTTCGACCGACGGTCTGGACGGCACGTTCCACTTCACCTCGGCGCTCGTCAAGGACGCCGTGGAGACCCTCGCGACCAAGAACGTCCCCAGGCTGGGTGAGACCTACGTGGCCTTCATCCACCCGCACCAGTCGCGCAAGCTGCGTGACGACCCGGAGTTCATCGAGGTCACGAAGTACGCGGCGCCGGGGAACTTCATGCTCGGTGAGATCGGCCGTCTCAATGACGTCGTTTTCATCGAGACCACGCAGGTCAAGCAGGTCCAGAACGCCACCAGCAAGACCGTCTACCAGTCGATCTTCCTCGGCGACAACGCCTTCGGCCACGCGATCTCCCTGCCGGTGGAACTCCGCGACGGCGGCATCCTCGACTTCGGCCGAGAGCACGCGCTCGCGTGGTACGCGATCTGGGGCCTTGGCCTCATCACCGACCAGGCCGTTCTGATCGCGGAGACCAACTAAAGGATCAGCCCCGCTGATGGGTTAGTTGGCTTTCGCGGACATCACGTCCCGATCGTTTAGGGGAGCGGTTCTGGATTAACAGGACCGCTCCCCTTCCTCGTTAAAGTAGTAGCGATTCAAACCACGAGTCCCGAACCCGGAGAAATAACAATGGCTGCACGTAACGCTGCCCGTCCTGGCGATCTGACCGGCCGCAACAAGGCTGCACTCGCCAAGGAGCACGCCGAGGAACTGAAGGCGCGCGAGAACGAGATCTCCCTCATCAACGCCCAGGCCGCCGCCGAGCGTGACGACACCGTCCACGAGGTCCTGCCGCGTGACATGACTCCGGCGCCGGAGCCTGCCGCAGTCGAGGTCGCCAACGTCGTCGAGGTCGAGACGCCGACGCGTGAGTTCAGGGTCAACACGTCCCTTCAGAACATGACGTACGGCGTCGGTCAGAACTACGACTTCGAGGAGGGTCTTCGCTACAAGGCGCCGAAGGCCCTGTACGACCACCTCGACTCTCTCGGTTACGTCTGGCACTGATGGCGACTCGGAGAGGTAAGACGATGGCTGTTCCCGCCCAAGGCGAGAAGTACGTGCTGGTGAACCCCGAGGGCCACGGCTCCGGGCTGGGGCACATCCCCACTGGCACCGAGGTGTCCGTCATCGACGTGCACGCGCCGGGGACTTCCGGCGTTGGTCACTCCGGTGAGGAGTCCGTGCTGGCGTCGTACGAGCACGAGACCCACGTGATCACTGACGAGGGCACCCACGCCCCCGGCAAGACCTCCCGCACGTTCTCGCTTCATACCGGTGACTTCGCGCGCCTGTTCAAGAAGGTGGCTGACTGATGGCCGGTACGACTTCTGTCTGGGCAGGCAAGACCCTGGACTTCATCACCGGCCGCGCGGTCGCCTACACCGCTCCCAGGAACACCTACCTGGCGCTGGCGTCCGGCAACCCGGACGACGACGACTGGACCATGGCCACCCTGCCGGAGATCACGACTCCCGGCTACGCGAGGCAGCAGGTTGTCTGGACGGCGCCGACCGGTGCTCCGATGACCACGCAGAACACGGCGCTGCTCTTCTACGGGCCGTTCACGGCCGACATGCTCGACTCGGCGAACTACGCGGCGCTCGTTACTGCGCAGACCGGGACGACCGGTGAAGTCATCTACGTGTGGCCCATCGACAGTCCGCTGCTCGCGGTCACCAACGAGTCCTTGCAGATCGCTGCCGGGGCCCTGACGCTCAACGCCTGATCCAGGAGGGGTTACGGAATGGCTACTCTCGAAGAACTCAGGACCCGTGTGCGCAATGAACTCGGGGACCGCTTGCAGCCGTTCCGTGACACCCTCCGTGGCACGGGGGGCGTGGCTCAGTACGAGCTGAGCGCCAACAACATCACCCCGAACGGTCTGGAGGTCATCCAGATCACGGGAGCGACTCAGCAGCCGCTGACCTCCCCGGCCGACTACGTTCTCGACTCTCTCAACGGCATCGTCGATCTGACTGTTGCGCTGCCTCTGGACACCTTGCTCCTAGTGTCCGGCCACTCCTACGGGCTGTTCTCGGACGAGGAGTTGGACATCTACCTCACGGACGCCCTGGCGCAGCACAACCGGGGCCGGACCGTCTCCACGCGCTACCGCGACGCCGACGGCTTCATCCGCTATGACGAGCTGCCTGTCGACGTCTCCACTCTCCCGCCCGAGGAAGACGCCCTGGTGGTCCTTCTGGCCACCACCGAGGCTATGTGGGCGCTGTCCACGGATGCTGCAACGGACATC